ATTTTTAAGTTTTTTAAATTTTTCCGAAAAATTTACTATCGAACGAAGATTCTTAGATCTTACGAATTTACCGACACATCATGGGCGTGCAAGTTTAATCTAAATCCTCCACATCACAACGGATGCGGGTAATACCAAGGCCCGATCTACACTCCCAATAAAGGAAATGGTGCGACCAACATTTACTGACGACTACGTAACCCTCTCTCTGAAGAGTATGAGTTACATCGATGTAGAAATCATTCATAATTGGATAACGCACTATCGGATCGCAAGGCAGGACAAGATTGGGTAATACCATATTTTGCTCCATAAATTGAGTTTATCGACTTCTAGGTCAATACTGTTCAAAATCCGCAACAGTAAAATCGTCCATTAAATCTTGGACCATTCTGGCAGCATCTGCCATTTCTTCGGGAGTAAAATATTCATCACCGATTTCTTCCGTACACTCTATCATCTGAGTGTTCTTCTTCAACAACACAAGTGGTACAAATTGTCGAATACGTCGAAACGACTTAATTTTACTGACGGCCATCGCCGGCAGCCCACTTCGGACAGCTTTCTTATACAGCCCACGGATAACACGATCCATGGCTTTAGGGGCTCCTTTGAGCCATGCACAAGATTGCAGACATTTGATCAAGCATTTTTCATCTTGAATCTCAGCATCTTCCTCTTCTAACAACGGTCCCTCTAAGGGTTCACCATCAAGAACATAATCCTCCTTCAACGGACGGATCTTTCGGAATTTTTTTTAACGATTGCTCAACAGCAACCGGATGCTCTACGGTCTTCTCCACAATCGCGACTTCATCGCGGTGCATTGCAAAATAGCTCGCAACAACACGTTGCTTCTGATTGATAGCCCACTTCCAGTTTGTCGGAATGGGAAAACCTAATCCCCCAAGGTCTTTACTGATAAAGTAGTTAGGTGTAAACTTAACTCCCTTCACCTGCCTTGGCAGCAGTTTTGGTATTCTTTTCAAGATCAATCGACGACATCGTGCATCACCTCCCTTCTCCGGGTAGGTGGGACATGTCGGTGCACTATTGGCTAATTCCCAAATCTGCGGAATCATTCCAAGTGCCTCAGCTAATTCGCCCTTCTTCACATTATGTCCACAACTAACAGACAAAGGTATATATTCGATCTTCTTTCGATACTTCATATCAACGAAAATCGAGTTTATTAAAGCATACCTCGGCGACTCATAGGTCTTCGCCTCATTTACTGTCAGCCCGACTTCTTCAGCAGCTATCCTCCATTTCTCACCCAAGTTTATAGGCCCACGAAACAAAATATCGTCGCCATTAATCAAGACCTTACTCAACTTCTTTTTTTCATTTTTTTGATTATTTCCACCTGTGACGGTTGCTCTCATGTAAGTCGAGAGATTTATAATACATAGGAGAGGGAAAGAGACTGGATGACCCATCAACTGACCTCGACGTTGCTTGATCGTAACGCCGTCAGGATATTCGATGTCCGCGCCCGCAAAGCTTCTTACAATTAAGTAAGCTAGGGGTGTAATGATTGGAAATTTCTCCGTGATATCCTCAATCATCCCGATGTTCTCGAGGATGCGAGTGACACAACAAAGTGTACTTTCAATCGAAAGTCCATCAGTTGCCGAATCATAATCACCTGAAAAATACTTCTCACCATCTTCGGTATCACCGAGAGCCATGATCTTGCTCAAGGGATCGTCAACCATCGTGGAAAATTGAGAACTTTTCCACCGCGATATCAGCCATTTCTGAAATGGTCGCATAGCCGTATATATCGCCTCTCTTCCAGCTGT